ATTCTGGGATGGCGTGTTTTACGTTATGGCACAGGGCAGATAAACGATCAGGTGGTGAAAGATATCTGCGCCATTACAATGAGAGATCACAGGAAAAAATACAGTGACGCGAAAGATGCGGTTGATGAGGTTTTTGCTCGTATGACCAAATCTCTTGAGGAATAAACACCCCTACCCTTTCGCAACCCGCGTTAGATTATAGGGAAGATAGGGGGTTTACCCATTAAGGAAATTATACCATAACCTAAAAAGGTGCGAAGAAATGGATGAAGAAATAAGTAAAGAAATCATTGAAGAACTTGCAAAACGTCCAGTGGGAACTGTCTATTTTTATGGTGGTGATAGTGAATGTAAACTAGAAATGGACAAAGAATTTATGAGCCAGCATCCTGTAATGGTCATTGATTGGATGGACGATATTATTTGGGAGGCACAAGTTTTAAGGAAAAAGGCTCAGGCTATATTGGATGATAACAAAGTAGAAATTGCATTAACTGATGAGTGAATCAGAAATCAGAAGAGCGAAAGAAATCTCCGGTGCGATACCATCAATGTCTGAATCTAGTCCTCTGGATAGGTGCATACAGGAATGGGAAGAGGCAATCCAACTTTGGGAAGACAAAGCATTAGACGCCGCAGAATATGATGGACTGTTCAAAGCCTTTGAAGCGGCAAGCAAAAAAGCAATATGTGATGGGCAGAAGATCAGCGCAGTCATGGCAGAAGCGGCGGTACGAAGTCAAGTAGAGTGGAAAGATAGATATATCAACGTGCAGACAGCCAACATCGTAGCAGAGAAAGCAAAAAGGATGCTCAGACTAGCAGAAGCAAAGTGGGAAACAGAACGATCTAAGGAAGTGAGTCTAAGAAAAGTTAAGTAATTCATCTTGACCAACGTGATATTTGATTGGATGATGCGGGAATCTTTTGGGAAAAATTGGGAAATTTAGGAAAGAAACCATGAGATTTACGGAAGAATTGAAAGAAAAGATCCGAATTGAGTTTGTTCAGGGCTTAGATGATGAGCTAGGACGGCGCAAATATCCAACCATTGAGCATTTGGTACAACAACATCAAATTCCCAAAACTACCCTTTACCGTTATGCCAAGGATGAGGGCTGGAAGGATCAAAGAAAGTTATTTCAAGATGGTTTGCTTCAAAAGATGGACGAGGAAAGGCAACTCAGTCTTGTACAGCATGGCAAGAAGCTAGATAGCCAGAGCATTACAATAGCGGAAACAATCATGGGGGCAGTCAGCGACCAGCTAAAATGCCTTGATGATTTATCCGGCCATCAGGTTCTAGCGTTAAGCAACGCGGCACTATCAGCCCAAAAGCTCGCAAAGTTAGCTTTGGGAGAATCCACCGACAACATGAGCATTAATGCCAATGTCAGAGATAGCAGAGCTTTCCAGTCAGCTTTTAACTTGCTTGACAAACTTGGACAGCGAAAGCGAGAAACAAGCTCTTAACCTCTATGCTGATTGGCTAGATACGGCAAGAACTAAACAACTCGCACCGCCCACAGACTATAATATTTGGTTGATCCTTGCAGGAAGAGGATGGGGAAAGACTCGCACAGGGGCGCAGGACTTGGCAGTTTACGCCCTTAGAAACCCTGATAGTCAATGTGCCGTGGTTGCACCGACACACGGCGATCTTAGGAGAGTATGTTTCAATGGCCCTAGTGGGTTGCTCAGTATCATCCCCAAAGAATGTTTTGACCACACCAAAGGGGTAAAAGGTTATAGCTCCAGCCTTTCAGAAATAAGATTATTTAACGGTAGCCGAATCACAGGATACGCCGCGATTGATCCAGATAGGCTCAGGGGGCCGCAGTTTCACAGAGCATGGTGTGATGAACTAGCGGCTTGGCGATACGCGGAATCGTTTGACCAACTGATGTTTGGGCTACGTTTAGGCTCAGATCCCCAGTGCGTTATTACTACCACACCAAAGCCTAGCCCCCTAATTAAACAACTGATGGAAAGAAAAGACGTATATGTAACCCAAGGAAATACGTTTGAGAATCAAGCAAACCTAGCGGAAAGTGCTTTGGAAATGCTAAAAGAACGATATGAGGGGACCACTTTAGGCAGACAAGAACTTTACGCGGAGATAATAACATCTGCTGATGGCGCATTATGGAAGCTGGAGCAAATAGAAAGGGCAAGGGTCAGCAAAGCCCCGCCATTGAAAAATGTATTGGTGGCAATAGATCCAGCCGTTACTAACAGCGCGGATTCCGATGAAACTGGAATTATGTGTGTAGGCAAATGCGTTAATAATGAGTATTATGTTCTTGAAGATCGTTCAGGACGCTATTCGCCAGAAGAGTGGGCAAGAAAGGCGGTGGAGCTATATGAGCGATATGATGCGGATAGGATTGTGGCAGAGGTAAACAACGGCGGCGATCTGGTGGAAAGGTTATTGCGGTCCATAGATGCCCAAGTACCTTATAGAAGTGTTCACGCCACCAGAGGAAAGCTAGTAAGAGCGGAGCCAGTAGCAAGCCTTTACGAGCAAGATAAAGTGCATCATGTGGGAAGATTCCCAGAACTAGAAAGCCAGATGGTAAGTTATACAGGGGAACGGAGCAAACCCAGCCCCGACAGATTAGATGCTTTGGTTTGGGGGCTTTCAGAGCTTGCCAAGTCAAAGGGTGAAATTAGCTGGAGGATTAGTTGAATGGGAATTTTAGATAACTTTAGAAAGGCTTTTGGCCCTAAGCCGATGGAAAAGAAGTATGGGGCGGGGCCAGTGATGGGATATTTCGGTGTCGGCCCTTATAGTGATAGAAAAATGGGGTATGCTGATCTTGCAACGGACGGATATCTTAAAAATAGCATCGTTTTTCGTTGCGTTAACGAAATCAGCAAAGGCGCATCAGCAGTTCCCTACCGCATAAAGCAGGGCGATGAAATCATCCAAGAATCTCAGCTTAATTACTTGTTAGATCGTCCCAACCCGCTCCAAAGTTATTCAGAGTTTTTCAATAGTTTGTTTTCTTTCATGCTACTTGGCGGCAATGCTTATATTTTAAGAGTAACCAACAATAACGAGCAACCAAAAGAATTGCATTTATTAAGGCCGGACAGGATAGAAATAAAAGGATCAAACAAAGTTTTTCCCGATAAGTTTGTCTATCGTGTCGGCGGTAATGTAATAAATGAATATGAGATAGACCAAGACACAGGAAAAGGTGACGTTAAACAGATCAAACTCTGGAATCCGCTGGATGATTACTATGGTCTTTCTCCTTTAGTGGCGGCGGCTATGGAAGTGGATCAGCATAATGCGGCGACAAGACATAATATTGGCTTGCTTGAGAATGGGGCTAGACCGTCCGGCGCAGTTGTATTCAAGCCCCAAGATGATGGCGGTTATCCCATACAACTCACAGACGCCCAGAGACAGCAGTTACTTGAGGACTTAAATAACAGATTTTCAGGAAGCCAGAACGCAGGAAGGCCGATGCTTTTAGAAGGGGACTTTGATTGGAAAGAGATGGGGTTAAGTCCTAAAGATATGGACTTTCTTAACTTAAAGCACATGAGCGCAACGGATATTGCAATGTGTTTTGGCGTTCCTAGCCAGTTGGTAGGCGTTCCCGATGCCCAGACTTACTCAAACATGGCAGAAGCTAGACTTGCTCTGTATGAGGAAACAATCATCCCTTACTTGCGTAAAGTAGAATCTGACCTCAATGAATGGCTAATCCCTCAATTTGAACAAATGGGAGAAAACCTTTCATTTGAATATGACATTGACCGAATCCCTGCTTTAGCAGAAAGGAGGCGCATGATTTATGAAAATGTGTTGGGTGCGGTCAACGCTGGTGTGATGACTAGAAACGAAGCGAGGGAGTTGGTGGGACTCAGCCCGATGGATGGTGCTGATGATCTCTTGGTGCCAAGTAATTTATTCCCATTGAACGAAGGGGCACCGCCAGAACCCGAAGTTGTGGATGACCCAGATGATATAGCGATGTTTGGGGATGATGAAGAGAAGCAAGAAGATATCACAAACTTCCCAAAAGCCGGAGACAACAAGAAAATATCTTTAAGAAACAGCAACTTCCCGCAGTTTGATTTTGATTTCGCTCAAGTGATGGCTAACGACATGACCGCAAACGGCAGGAAGATATGGAAGGCTGGCGGCAACATTAGAGGCACAGAGGCTTTCAGGTTGTGGGAGAAGGCTAAAAAGGGGGAAGAAACCCCAGCAGTTCTTTCATGGATAAAGGAACGCGAGGCTTGGAGCGCAAGACATACCGTTATTGATGGAAACGCTTTCAAAGATCCCAAGCTAGAGCCGAATTTGTCAAATGTGGGTGGTATCGTTTCCTTGATTAAGTGGGGTGCGATAAACCCAGATATTGGTGAACGCCGGATGAAAGACATTATTTTGGAGCTTACCAAGAAACTAGAAGATAGGAAGACAGATAATATTATACGCCCTCAATCGGACGAACATGAGATTGAATCTTTGATTGATGACGTTCATGTAAAAGCCCCCGAAGATACGCGGATATCAGAGCAAGCCAAGCGCACGTTACAGGGTAAAGTTGACGAACATAATGAAGAGTTTGGCGATACACCCAGCAAAAGGGCCACTTTGAGGATGCTGGAGGCGGTATTCAGAAGGGGCGTTGGTGCCTACTACACAAATCCTCAATCTGTCAGGCCAAACGTCAGCGGGCCGGATCAATGGGCTTTTGCGAGGGTCAATGCGTTCTTATTTGCTTTGCGTACTGGAAGATTTCAAGGCGGCAAGTTTGACAGAGATTTATTACCAAAAGGGCATCCACTCTCAACAAAGGAGTAAATCAATGGGATTTTTTAAATGGATCAGTGAGTTTCTAGGCAAGAGCCAGACAGCAGAAAAGACGGCTGACTTATTGGAAGAGGTAGATGTAAGAACGAGAGATAAAAAAGGGCGGTTCATCGCTGATGATCCAAACACCCCAGAAAATGAGGCATACACAAAGGTCAAACGACCGAAGGCCAAAGTGACAAAAATCAAAAAACCATCAAAGTCAAAGAAAAAGAAATGATTTTGCAGGAAGGCAAAACCCTTTTGCCGCCAATATACGAACAGTTTTTCATATTCAGAGCGAAAACCAAAAGCGTTTATGATGGCGATAGTCTCCGCGCTGACATTGATCTTTGTTTTGGCGTGAACCTTTTAAACCAAGCAATCAGAATAAATGGAATTGATACCCCAGAAATGAGGGGTAAGGGCGTGACCAAACAAGAGAAAGTTCTAGCCAAGGCCGCAAGGGATAGAGTGAAAGAGCTTGTAAAAAAAGCATTTTGGCTGGAATCTTTAGACGGAGGCAAAAAAGATAAATACGGAAGAATACTAGGCAACATATACACCTTAAACGGCCTAGACGTAGCAAAGACCTTAATTGATGAGGGGTACGCAGTAGCCTATGACGGCGGCACGAAAACCCATAACTGGGCGTAAATTTGTTAC